AAAGAGAGCGCGGTGTGGATCCACGAAGACAGACGCAAGACGTAAACACCTGAAACGACCGCCGTTATGCGCCGACCTAGCCGACGCCTACGCCGAGTCGATTGCCAGCGGAACCGCCGTCGCGAATCTGCGAATCGTTGACTCGTGCAAGCGCTACTTAGCCGAGCGTAAAGCGCCGGCGGCGCACCAGGTGTGGTGGGACGAGCCACGCGCCGAGGACGCCCGAGCGTTCGCCCGCAAGTGTGGCCAGGGCGTGGAAGAGGACGCCGGCAAACCACTGGAGTGGATGCCGTGGCAGTGCATGGTGGCAATGATCTTGCTTGCCCGCCGGCGCGTGATCGCCAAGGTGAAGACCGACACGCCCGCCACCAAGGCGCTGCTGCTGGTGGTGGCCCGCGGCAACGGGAAGACGGAGTTCGCGGCGTCCATGATTATGGCGGCGATGCGCGACACCAGCACTAGCCTGGAGTTCTCAAGCGTGGCGCCGGATGGGCGCTTGGCACAGAAGACTTTCGAGCGGATGCAGACCATGTGCCGCACACTGGCCCTAGATGACACGGACAAAGACGAGAAGGGATGGACGTCCTCAGGTGGCTCGACGCCGGCGCACCCAGGCAGAGTGCGCCACGGTGGCAACCGGTACATCTCTTTGCCATGCACCGACCGTGCGCTTGACGGATTGACCACGCGCTTGATCGTCGCGGACGAGACAGCGCGCATGGACAAGGCGTTCGGGCGCTTGCTCACCGGGCTTGCAAAGTTCGCCACGTCGCAACTGTTGGCGATCACGACGCCTGATCCGGAGCAGAAGACCCGCCCGATTTGGGGCTACTGGCAGGCTTGCGAAGCCGCAATCACTGACGGAACGCCGTACCCAGCGGGCTGGTGGCCTATGATTTACGGGCTAGATGCTGACGATCAAGCCTCAGATCCGGCCGTATGGGCAAAGGCGCACCCAGGTTTGGGCGTCATTGTCGACCCGACGCAGTTACAACTGGCCGCGCAAACGATGCTAAACACGGGCGATCCCGTGCAAATCGCCGAGTTCGAGACGCAGTTGGCGTGCAGATACCACGAGATTGCCACGACCGACATCGATCTTGCGGTGCTGAATCGGCAAATGGTCGACTGCGATTGGGATCGTTTGCGCGGTGCGCCAGCGGTGATTGCGATTGACCTGAGCCGCGGTGGTTACGGAAGTCAACTTGATTTGACGGCGCTCACCATCATGGTCGTTGATGGTGGCATCATCCGTGCGCGAAACGTGTGCTGGTGGGCCGGTACGGACATCGCGCTCGACGAAAGGCGCTGCAAGAACCCGCTACAGGTGTGGATTGAGGCAGGACATCTGCGCCGAATGCCCGGCGAATGGCAGGATATGAGCATTGTGGAGGCTGAAATTGAGCACTTAATGACGCTCTACGACGTCCGAAAGATCGGCGTAGACCCGCATCCAGCGCAAGCGCGAGACATAAGACGATGGCAAGATCGCGGCTGGCCCATCATCCCGGTCGATCAGAGCATCCGCACGGCCGCTCCAGCCTGGAAGCTGTGGGGCGATCTCTTGAAGTCCAAGCAACTTTGCTACCAAATCGATCCGGTACTCGCGTCGGGACTGAACAACGTGCGCCTGATCCGTGACAACGTCGGCAACACGCGACCAGTGAAGGGACGCAGCGCGGGCAACATGGACGTGATCGTGTCCGGCAACATGGCAGCGCTTCTGATGGAACATCACCAGGTGCGTGAGTCAACCGGACTAAGCACAAGCGCTTGTCCGATTGGTTAAGGTGGCAAGTCTGAAATAATCGCTTGACAGGCTGAGGCACATTTGTTCCATGCATCTCAGTGAGCATCTTCGCACGATTCTTCGGTTTCAAAAGCGGCGTGGTTGTCTACGCACGCCCGGAACCACTGGCAACGCCAGCGCCACAGCATCTACCTGCTGTCGTTCGTGCAATGAATCTCATCAGCACCGACTTGGCGCGTCTCCCGTTCTCGATCATTGACTCACAGGGCCAGGTTGTCGACTCGCCAATCACCCAACTGATGACGCGGGAAGCCTCGCGCTGGCAGTCGGGCTTTGAGTTTCGGCGCTACATGACCACGTGCGCCCTCGATTCGGGCAACGGTTTAGCACTCATTCGCCGTGATTCATCGGGCACGGTTGCCGAATTGCAGCCACTTCCGAGCGGAACATCGACCGTCGAGCTCACAGAAGAGGGCGTTCAGTACCGGCTTGGCGGGAATCTGTTGAAGGCAGACCAGGTGTTGCACCTCGGTTGCTATCCGGATCCGCTTTCTCCAAGTTGGTACATGTCGCCGATGGAGTCTTGCCGGTTTGCCATGGAACTGGCCGCAGACCAGGACGCGGCCCACAAGAGCCTGATCCGCACCGGCAGCACCGGCAAGGTTTCGATCTCTCACCCGGGCGCGATGTCCGATCAGACGGTTCAAGCCATCCGCGACGCCTGGCAAACCATGCACGCAACCGCGGAGGGTGCATCGCGCCCGTTGATCCTGCGCGAGGGCATGAAGGCCGAGCGCATCAGCGCTGAATCAACCACAACTAGCATTGAGTCGCGCCGGTTCTCGATCCAAGAGATCGCCCGCGCATTCGGCGTACCGCCCGAAATGCTTTACCAGCAGGGCGGTGGTGCGCTGTCCTCACAATCAGAAACCGCACGCGCCTACGTCGATGGCGCGCTAGCCCAATGGGTGACAGCGTGGGAGTCGGAGATCACGCGAAAACTCTGCGGGCCCGGCGAACACGCAAGGCTCGATACCGACGTCCTGCTCCGCGGCAATATGCGCGATGCCGGCATGGCGCTGTCAAAACTTGTCCTCGCCGGGATCCTCTCACCGAACGACGGCCGGAAGCGCATGGGCTTGCCTCCGATCGCCGGCGATCAGTTCGACATCCCAAGTGTGTCCATGCCAGGCGGAATGAGCGCCATGCAAGGCGACAACGCCACCGAGAACATCGATGGAGGTGAAGACATTGCTTGAAATCCGTACCGCCAAGATCAATATGCAAGGCGACAAGATCGGCGGCTACGCCAGCGTGTACGACGCTCCGAGCCACCCGCTCACCGTGCGCGGCCTCAATGGCGGCAAGCCATTCACTGAAAAAGTAGCACGCGGCGCGTTCGACAACTCGCTCCGCTCCAACATCTCGCTGCTTGTCGGTCACGATTCGCGCGACCTCTTGGCAAATACCAAGAGCGGGTTGCTTGAACTCAACAGCGACGCACACGGTTTGGCATTTTCAGTGACCTTGCCAGATACAGAACTTGCCCGGTCTACGAGATCGCTCGTCACCGCGGGTGTGTTCTCCGAAATGTCTTTTGGCTTCAACGTGATCTCAGATTCTTGGAGCGGCAACACACGCACGCTCAATCAAGTTCGTTTGATCGAAATTTCCGTAGTGTCCGAAGGCGCGTATCCGCAGAGTCGCGTCGAGGCAAGAACCCTTCTGTCGGGCATTGCCCGGCTTCGTCTGCGACTAAGGATGCCATCATGAAACTGTCCGAACTCTTTGAAAGCCGTAAGGCGCTCACTGCTGAGCGCGATTCCATTCTCGCACAAGATTCCCTCACCGTGGAGATCGAAGCCCGCGGCCATGAAGTCGCAAACGAACTCGCAACCGTTGAAGCCGAGATCCGTTCCGCGCAAATGCGCGAGCGTTTCGCGTCTTCAAGCGCCGTCGAGATCATCGCCAAGCGCGATATGGAACTTGGACGCGAAGAGCGCGACACCAAGAAGTACCGCGAACAGTTTGCGGGTTGGTTGAAGGGTGGCGCTGCGCCTGAAGTGCGTGCACTGTCAACTGCAACCACGCCAGCAACCGCTGCCGGCACGATCATGGTTCCTGCCATTTATGAGACAGATATTCTCAAATATTTGGCGGCGAACAGCACGATGATTTCGCTATCTGACTACCGTTCAGGAGTCACTGGCTACCCATCGCTCCGTTACAACACGCAGACCAGCGCAAACTACGGTGCAACTCTTGCAACCAGTGGCACTGGTTCATGGATCGCTGAAGGCGGCACGGCCGTTACCAACGACATGGCACTCGCTGAAGTGCTGTTGCCTCCAAAGCTGTGCTCGCCAACCACTCAAGTTTCGCAGACGCTGTTGCGCCAGGCAAACTTTGACGTTGAAGCCGAAGTGATGTTGGATCTGCAATCCAAGATGAGCAAGAACATGGAGTTCGGGTTTATCGGTGGCACGGGAACCAATATGCCAACCGGCATCTTTGACCCTGCATCAACGACTGTTGGTGTTCGCTCGGGTGCATCTTGTGCAACCAACACCAATACCCGCGCACAGAAGGTGACTGCTGCAACTTCGTCCGCTACCGTGATTCTCGACAACCTTACGCAGATGCGTTACAACACGCTTCCTGCGGCATACTGGAATAGTCCAGGCTGCGCGTGGATCATCCCGCAAGACGTCTACGCAGCGATTGCTGCAACGACCGTAAACAACGTGCCGCTGTTTGTTCCGTCTGCCGATAAGGGCATCACGGGCGCTGCACCGTTCACGCTTATGGGCCTCCCGGTCTACGTCACGCAGTATGTTCCCGTGAACGTCGCAACTGCTGGCACCACCAAGACGGTGATGGCAGTGGTTGGAGACATCCGAGAAAGTTATGCGATTCGTCAGTGGGCAGGAATTGGCATGATCCGCGATGACATCACCTTGGCGACTACTGGCCAGGTGAAGTACACGGCGCTTGCCTTTGCCAACGCCAACGTGACCCGCGGCGATGCGCTTGTCCAACTGCGCGTGTCCAACATCGCGTAATGATCCTCTCATCCTTTAGGTGGGTGGGGCTTCGGCCCCACCTACCTACAGCGAGGAACAATGGCTTTAGATCTAGCAAAGTTTCGAGGTTGGGCGAGGATCCCTCACACCGAAGACGATGTGAGCATTGGCATTGCATGGGCAGCAGCCGTACGCGAATTAGAAGAGCGCACCGGGTGGTGCGTGGAGTCGGTCACCAGGACGCAGTGGGTGCCCTCAGCGCCCTTGACGATCTACGGCGGTCTGTACCTCCGTCTTGAGCGCCAAGGCGACCTGGCTGGCACTACGGTCACCTACAGCGACAGCGCGACGGTGCCCCTCACCGGCACGTGCGCGAAGATCCAAATCAATGGCTTGGTCTACGTCGATATGGAAATCGATGCACTGACCTACCCGGTCACCCTGACCGTAACAGCAGGTAACGCAGCGCTTAATCCACTGCTAGAGATGGCGCTACTCCAGCGCGTGGCACACCATGTGGCAAGCCGCGGCGATGACACCATCGCGCTCGACTCGACCTACTGGGATCGGATCACCGGCATGATGGGCAAGGGAATCGGGTAATGGCTGGGCACGTCCCATCCGGAATGCTGAGGCTTTCGATGACGGTACAGAATCCCGTACGAAATATCGACAGCGTCGGCCAGGCGTCAGTCTCATGGCTAAACGTCGCTCAGATTGCTTGCCACATTGACTCGGCGCGCACGAACGAAGTCGTAGACGATCTCGGCGTTAACACGCGCTCCGACTGGCGCATCCTGGCCGCCTGGCATCCTGCGGTAACCACGAACAGCCGATTGCTTTACATGGACAACGGCACCGAGCGCGTGTTCAACATCCGCGCTTGCTTTGACCGTGACCAAAAGCGCCGGCGCCTGGAGATGGAAGCCACGGAGGTAACCGAATGACGGCTACCAAGGTCACGATGAAGACGCAGTTCCGCGACGGCAACGTTCGCGCCGCGTTGGCTCGTCTTGGGCCGAAAGTCGCACAGAACGTAATGAAGCGATCGATGAGAAAAGCGCTCGACCCAGTGCGCGTTGCACTTCGTCAGACTTGGGTAGCTGCGGGTTACAAAGGTAAGCCGCTGCACCGTCGGGCAATCGATAAAGCAACCCGCATCGATGTACGTCGCGCTGGCGGCGGCGTACATGCCGGGATCACTGGTCGTGTCGGCGTCATGTACGGCAAGGGTGGCGGCACCGGTGCGGGCGGCCGGCAGAAGATTTGGCACTTGCTAGAAGCAGGATTCCGGCACTACGCCAAGGGATCCAAGGCTTACGCCAACTTCAGCAAGGACGCCAAGGCAGAGCAGGGCAACTACAAAGCGATCATTGCCGCGAAACGACCAGCGGCACTAGCAGCGCCAAAGGCAGAGCGCGCCGGCAAACTGCGCGCAGTCTTCGCTGCAGCACGCGATGCAGCGCCTACGTTCGTCGCAGAGCGCTCCGGACGCACTAAGGCGCGAAAGAGCGCCACGGCTAAACAGATCGCGGGAGCGTGGCGTTCTCGCGCTATTGCTTCGCGCATGATTCCGGACGTTACCCACAAACTGCGCGACTACATCCTTCAAGCGTGCAAGGAGGCTTTACGTGGCAACAAGTAGAAGCCTAAAGATCATTACGGAAGCGCTGTACGACTATCTAAAGACGCGCATCGGCGTGGCTGAGTTGTCGCCGCGCTGGCGTCGCCAGGGCGATCCGCTGCCGTATGTCGTTTACGAGTTCACGTCTGCCGCATGGGCGCAGACCACGAACACCGTTACGAACATGGTCACGCTGTCGGTGAACTTCTCCTGCGTCGCTGCAACGGTATCGGAAGCAATGGAGGTAGCCGATGACATTACCGAAGCATTCGCCCTTAGTGTCACAGAAGGCTCTATCACCTTCCGGATGGTTGATATCAACATGAGAACACTCGACGCTGTGCCCGATGACGGCACGGGCGATGCTGAACGAATTATCGTAGTTACCACGACATTTCTTACCCACGACGAAAGTTAAACGATGCCAACGACATACACAGCCGGCTACGGCGGAACGCTCACGATCAACTCAATAACCATTCCGGTTCAAAACGTGACGATTGACCTTTCGCGCCAAGAGATCGACATCACTACCACCCTCGACCTCACGACGCTAGCAATGGCTGGCCGTCTGACGCGGAAGATCACCTGCACGGCAATGGCTACAACCGTCGCGGAAACGGCGCTCACGCTGCTGATCAATACCGCGACAGACACCAAGACCATTGTCGCCTGGTCTGACGGAAACTCAGGCACGTCGTACAGCATCACTTGCATGTTGACCAGCGCTAGCCGTTCGTATGACGGACAAGGCGCTGCAACCATCAACTTCAACTTCGCAGAGGCGAAAGCCTAATGCCAATCGGAACCGAATATCTAGGCGACGGCTGGCGCGATGCCGACATCGAAGGACTGCCACCACTCCAGGTGCGGCGACCAGTGATGCGGGACATTGCCGGCGGCGGCCAGTACTGGTGGATTGCTTGCGTGCGCTGCACCGACGGTACGCCGTTGCTTGCTGAAGGCGTGGCCGCTGCCGATCTGCGCATTGAAATCGGCAACGCCATCATTGCGGAGGTAATGAAAGAGCGCCCTATTCAAGCGCCGAAAGGCGCATCTGGAGGATGACTCCAGCAGCTCGAATGGATATGCCAGTCGGGCTGATGAGTGAAGCGACGCCGGAGGAACGGATTGAGAGTTTGCTGATCACGATTGCTTGCGCGCTCACACACGCGCCAGCGCACAGGATTGCACCATGGCGAATGACTTAAAAGCATCGGTAAGCATCACAGCGGACACTAGCGGATTGATCTCCGGCGTGAATGGTGCCATGGAGAAAATTAATCGGGTAAGTGCTAGTAGCAGCGCGATGGCTGGCATGATGGGCGCTCAAAAAATAATCCAAGTGGCGCAGCAGTTGTACGCGGCTGTTTCCGAGCGTTCTGAGCATCTGTCGAAACTTGCTCACACGTTCTCGCCTGAAGCAATGAGAAGCGCGGCAAATCTTTCACAGGCACAACTGCAATCCGACATGGCAGTCGGGCAAGCCATGGGCCCGGCACAGGCAGGAATTGACCGCGCCAAACAAGACGCCATTGCGGAAGAGACTGCCGGCACACTGAAGAACGCGGAGCAAATTGGAGCGGGAATGATCGTTCTTAATTCCATATGGAACGAAACAAAACTGCAATCTATGGCCGCTGCGGATGCAGTGCTTATGGCTCTTGGCTCGACGGTTCAAGACCCGAACATGGCAGCAGGCGCCGGAGCAAACCAAGCCGAAACTAATCCCTTAGTTGATGCACTTAAAAGCTCGACGCCCGTTTTGGGATTGATTAGCGATTTACTTGAATCCGTGTATGCAAAGGTAAAGGGAGACTAATGGGAGCGCTAAAAATCGTCCGTCACGCGAGTGGCCCACAGTACAAGATTGGAAGCCCTGGTCAGCCGTTCACGATGACCGAGACCTATCTCGTATCGTGGTTGCCTTCAACTCCAGAAGATATGGCGAACGTCCCCGAAGATATAGCGATCATCGTCGCTGCTTCCGAGACTGGCGTTAATTCTGGCGCATTGAAGATTCCCAAAGTGCAAGCGCGTTACACCGGGTGCGATGCGAATGCCTCATTCCTAGTTTGTGAGTCGGTCGATTGGCGCGTGAATCCAGGCGCAGTGAAGACATGGACGGTCACCGCGAACTGGTCAAGCCTCCAAGAGTTCCAATACAACGCAACAGTACCGGAGCCATGGACGCGCATCACGCGCACAAGTTCAATGCGGCAGATGCCGATATGGCGCCGTGATGCAGCAATACCTGCGGAGCCTTATACGTTCCCGCCTAGTGGTGCTGGTGGCGACATCGGCGGAACAAAGGTAGACGTCCAAGGACAGCCGGCGAATCGGTTCGTACAGCAGATGCAAATCATCTGCGAGTTCCATTACGACCGTACGTTCACGCTTGGGCCCAATGATGAGATCGCGCCAGAGCCTGGCCCGTACTTCAGCGGCTGGCTCGGTACGCGAAACTCCGAGACATTCCTTGGCTACGACGCCGGGCAGATCCTCTGCAACGGGATCAGCGTTTCGCCTGTGAACGATCAGATTTACATCATGCAGTTCAAGTTCCTCTTTGACTGGATGTCGTTCTTTGAGCAGCGACCAGCGCCAAACTCTGGCGGCGCCAATCACATATCAACGGCGGCGACACCCTTCCTTGGCCTTCCATACAGTCAATGCAGTAAGGTCGCTTGGTATCAACCGTACCAAGATCGCGAGGATCTAAAACTCATGTTCCCAGAAGCGGTCTACAACGCTTTCCTGACAGCGTTGCCACCAGTCAATACGTGCGCCACACCTGGACGAAGTTTGGCAAGCAAGCAATTCAACTTCGATACATGAGCAATCAACGCCCTATCTTCAACAGCGGTCTGTACGGTAAAGCCAACCGTACGGTGATGAACGCATTCATGGAATCAGCGGACACGCTGTCCGCGAATCAGGGCGCTATAGATTGGGCTTACCGCGCATCGATGCCGGAAGCGTTTGCCACGCGCACATTCCTTGCACGCATTAAATCGGCAACCGTTATCACAGCCGGTTGCAGATGGTCATACACAGGCACAGAGGCCGTGTTGTTGTTTGCGTCGCCTTGGCATGAAGAAGTTACGGGCACTGGATATGCATTTACGGATGCAGTCAACCTGCGCGAGTTGTTCAACACCAGTTCCACAGATATCGACGGCATGAACATATCAAGCCCTGCGTCGACAGTCGGCCCGGTTGGTTCGTACTACTCAACCGAATGGGTAATTGACGGCTTAGAAGCGCTTGTGATTATGACTGTCAGTTACACAAAGACGGGCGAAGCTGCGTATTACTTTGATCGACCCAACCCAATCAGGTGCACCTAATGCCAAACGTAGACCTAGCGCTCAATTACCCGAATACCGTCATTGTCCCAGGCGAAGAGTGGGTACTCGCCGGAACCGTGCAGTTAGAAGGCACTGCGACCGCGCAGAACCTCACCGGCTACACAGTCAAGGGCAACGTGCAGATCGGATCGACGAACACGCTGAACACTGGCACGTACGCGGTAGTGGTTGCCGCGTCGGGCACGTTCACTTGGACGCTATCGATGGCGCAGACTGCCGCATACGCGTCTAACTCATGGGGCACGATCGTCCTGTACCTCGACCACGCCAGTGCCGATTCGCTGCACATTGCGACGATCGGCTTTCGCACTTCAGCGGAGACCATCTGATGTACACCTCAATGTTTCGCAAGGCGATGCTCGGAGATTCCGCGCTTCTCTCACTGGACTTCACCGCTGGCACTGTGCCGACTGCTGTGACGTTCACACGCTCAGACTCCACGGCGCGCGCGACCTACATCGATGCCAGTGGGTACGTGAAGACGGTTGCTGCCGCGGGTGACGCGCGATTTGATTACACGGGCGGCGTGGCGAAAGGGCTGCTAATTGAGTCGAGTGCTACTAATTACATGTTGTATTCCACGGCCTTAAACCCGCACAGCATATTTAACATGCGGACGATTGCTACTGCATCAATTACTGATCCGGAAGGAACAACAGACAAAGCAAGAATTATTGCTGCTGATGGAACTACGGGTTATCACGTAAGATTTGTGGCTACAACTGCTGGAACAAATACGACAATTACTATTTCGATTTTTGCAAAGAAAAACGGTTACAAGTATTTACATTTAGCAGATGGCGGTAGTGGAAGATCCGCGGTTCGTTTTGATCTTGATGACGGGACTACAAGCAATTCTGCAGGGCCGGGATTTGTTTCTGCTACAGCAACTTCATACCCTAATGGCTGGTGGCGTTGTTCGATGGTGGTGAATGTTACAGCATCAACTAGTTACGCATGGGGGTATGTTGGAGTTCCAACAACTGGTGCTACCTTGAATGCATATGGCGCACAATACACCGGTGCAAATACAGATACCGATGGCATTTACTGCTACGGATTCCAAGTAGAGGCTGGCTCCGTTGCTAGTTCGCTTATCAAAACCACCACGGCGGCACTCACTCGCCTCGCCGACGATGCCGTAATTCGCAGTACCGCGTGGACGGGGCTCTACGCACAACCAGGCGCAATGGTGGTGGAGTTCTACCGCGGCGAGTACGGTGCTGGTGATCGATCGATCATGTCGACCGATACAACGGCCACACGGCACTGGCATCTCAAGCAAGCAAACGCAAGCGCCACGGCGCAGATCGCTTTCAGTGCGGGTTCACCAGTGACGCAGACGGGACTAGTAAGCGGACTCAACAAGGTGGCGATTGCTTGGAACGCGCCCACGCCTACGGCATCGTTCGACCTATGCGTGAACGGTGCTACGCCTACGTTCGGCGGCAGCAACGTGGGAACCACGCTTTCGACCTGGCTTACCCTTGGGTCACAATCGACCACGGGCGTGAGTGGATCCGGCACGTGGGATGGCTACCTCAACAACTCCATCAAGAGCGTGAAGTACTACAGCGCCTTGACCTACGCAGAGATGATTGCGAAGACCACATGACGAACTACTACCTACGCACCACCACACTGGCGCAGATGAATACGGCACTGGCGCTTATCCCTGAGCCGCGCTACATCGACATGATCGGCACCATCGGTGCTGTGCTTGACATCGACGGCAACGTAATCACGCCGGAGGATCTACGCATCCACGCCAACGTGCGCTGCGAGGCGATCGCGCCGGCGCTGCTTGCCACACTCCCGACCTGTTTGCCGGCCACTCCGCGCAGGGAGTTCGTTTGATCTACCTCGCCGTCATCGTCCTGCTGCTTACCGGCTGCGCTTCGCAGACGGCGGCCATATCACAGGCGGCCAGTAGCACTAGGGACGCAGTGCTTGCGGCGCAAGTTCACCTGGCAGACGCCAACACGGAGCTCTCGCGTATTGCTGTGCATATGCAGCAGATCAACGAAAGCATCCCGTACGTTTCAGACGATGTGCCGGCGATCTATTCAACGCTCCAGTATGTGTCGGTTGCAGTGATGGCCGCTGTGATCGGAGCACTCATCTACACCTACATACCTCGAGGCCGCTGATGCTTACGACTGCCCAATATACGACATGGCTCTTAGGACTTGTAATTCTTACCTTCGCTGCCGGGTGCAGCGTTGGGTCAACATTCCGCCGCACCCGCACTCCTACCAAGGCTTCCAATGCTCAACCTCGCAAGCGCTGAATCTTTCCTCGGGTCGATCTTCTTCGCCACTACTTTGGGCCTCATTGGTGCCCTGGCAGGGTACTTTTGGTGCCGCAGTAAGGGCGGCAAATGAGCCGGAAGCGCTGCTGCTGCGCTATTGGTTGTTTAGATCCGAACTGTGAAACGGGCAACTGCGACACAGTGCTTGCCGATTGCGGATCACTTGGCCCGCTCGGCTTTTCCGTGGAGCTAGAGCTGACTTGCCGGCCGGCATCGTGCAGTCGGTACGACCCTGGCGCTGGGGAGAAGTGCCCAAACCAAACACCGCCTATGGTCTTTGGTGCGCTGAGTGGGTGTCTTCGCGGTGGGCCGGGATGGGAAACAACTGTCTACGCGGACTGTCCGCCGCAAGCGGTGCTATATCCAAGCGATGGCGGTATGAGTCCGACCTGGGTTTGCACGCCTGTCAATCCACTGAGCAACAACAAGCAAGAACTATTCCAGTGGGCAAGCCATTGGACCGGCAGCACATACCTCTGTCCGACCGGCTACGCGGAGAACTCATGTATTGCGGTCAGTGAAATGGTGGATCACGGAAACGCGGCGTTGACGTACGGCCAGATTTCCGTTGTCAAGACCATCAGCAGCACTGTCGGGTGGGTAAATTGTCCTGCACCAAATACTGTTCCGCCTTCGTCGATCAACTTTAGTATTTTGCGAGAGAACCGCGGAGTATTTGGGAAGGCTTGCGGCGTGTGCGGAGTTGGTGCAAATGTCTGCTGCGATCCGTCAATCATTGATACGCCATGCGCGTGTGATTGTCTCGGCGGTGGCCAAACAAACTACCAACTACTCAGCGCAACGAACGATCCGCATGATGGTGTGGTGTACGGACGGATCGCCTGGTTCGCGCCATGTACTGGGCCATCGACGATTGGCCGTAATGGTTTGTGGTGCGGCCAAGGATGCACCAACGGCCACACGCAGAGATCGTCTATGTTCTGCCTTGAGATTTTGGCAACCTTTGCAGTAAGTATTGCGCCGGAAAAGGTTCCGTACGCAGTGTGCCCGGATATCAACAACGTGTACCAAGACGCAAATGGCGTCTATTCGATCATGTTGGACCAAGGCACGCTGCTCGGTGCGGAAGCCGATGGTCGCGTGTGGCGATACGAACAGCGGCACGTATGGGTGGTCTTTAAGCATTGCAACGACGTGTACACCGGCGAGGGAAACAAATGCCGAATGCAGACCGGCGATTACATTCCGATTCGCACTGGCATTTGCACCTCTGACATTTTCTTCCATAAGGGCTGCTGCTCCTTGGAGGTTGATCCGTGCTTGCCAGCGTGTAACCCGGCTGAAACGGAATGCGCGTGCAGCGACGGCATTCTTTATTTGATGAAACGTGTTGGTTGGGATTTCACCAAGGTAAGGATCGCATGAAATACTGGAACATCATCGACGGGAAGCCCGTGGAGTCGGACACACTGATTATTCCCGGCGCGAAGCCGGCGCCAGGTATTGGCGACGCTGTGGCAAGCGCCACAAAGGCTGTTGGCATAAAGCCTTGCGGAGCTTGCGCCCAACGCCAGGCGGCCCTGAACAAGGCTACGCCGGGCTGGGTAGGAAAGATCCTCAGTTGGTTTAAAAGGTAAACCAAGTACCTTCCGGTCATGAGACACCGGGGCTTAATAGAAAAATTGGATCGCCAGCGCGGCGAATGGTGGCTTTGCCGCAAGGATTCTGACCCTCGGGGCAAGTGGACGATCACGGCTGACCCGGGCCCGCAATGGGACTGGCGCTTCAAGGTGGGCTTTAGTTATGAGCGCGCAGTACGCAGATTATTGGTGGCTCAGGATGAAGAAAAGCGCACAAGCAAACTTGCTATCAAAACGGCAGAAAGAGTCAAGCAAATTTCCTTACTTGCCGATAAGATGCGTCTAAAGCGCACATGAGAGGTGTACGTCCGGTTGGTGTATGGCAGGCAACTCAATTTAACGTAACAGCCAAACACATATCGGCACTTCTTTATGTGCGTTCCTTTGAGAGGGACGCAAAATGCTTGAAATTACGTACGTTCTGATCGGTTGTTTTGCTGCTGGTGTGTTCATGTTGATGCTGCTTGACCCGTCGCACGAATCGTGCAAGCCGGAGGTCAAGCGATGAACGAACTAACTGCCACGGATGGCATCAACCCTGGCGCTATTGTCAAGCGCAACGAGGAAGTGTGCAGGATTGTCGGGCCCATTGTCCGCGCCAAGTACACGCAAATCATCCAAGGACGCAACTACCTCACCGTGCAGGGCGCACAGGCGATCGCCTCATCGCTCGGCTACACCTCAGGCACTGCCAGCGTTCGCCACGTTGACCCGACGGACAGCGTGGCTGGATACTGGGAAGCGACTTGCACGGTGATGTTGAACGGCGTCGTTGTGGGCTCGGGCATTGGCTCGGTCTTCGACGACGAGCGCCCGTGGAATACGCGCCCACAGTTCGCCAGGCAAATGATGGCGCAGACTCGCGCCACTGGCCGTGCGCTCAAGGGCGTCATGGGTTGGGCGTTCGCAGCGCTCGACTACGAGGGCAGCATCGCCGAGGAGATGCCCGAGGAAGCCACCAGGATGCCTCAGGACGCGCCCGCGCCTCGCAAGGCACTCGCTGCGCCCTCCAAGGCGTCGAAGCCCGCTCAGGTCAAGCCTGAGCCTAAAGGCGATCGCCTCCAAGTACGCGGCATTTGTGTCGGAGTTGATCCAAAGACGGCAAAGTCGGGAAAGGAATACTGGCGCGTAGGGCTCGAAGCCAACGGCGTCGAGTGGTTCACCTCGTTCTCGGCGGTTGATGCGGACATCATCGGCAAGTTGATCGCCCTGCAGCTCAAACCTTGGCAGGATGGGTTCTTGATCGTCGACGTGCAAGTGGTGGTCGAGGAAGAGGTGCCGTTTTGAGCAACCCACAACCATCCGAAGTGTGGCGCTGCGGAGCGCTCGACGGCACCCAAAAGTTGGTGCTGTTGGCCATTCTTGACTACGGACGCCTTGCTTACCCACGCCAGGCAGTGCTGGCGGCCAAGTGTGGTATCAGCAAATCGACTTGCCAGCGCACCGTTGACGGATTACGCGCAAGTGGCGTTCTGACAACGACTACCAAGGGCAAGGCGCTTTCGTACCGCGTCAACCTGACAGGGCAGGAGATACCTCAATCTGACGTTTCACGAAACGTCAATCTGACGTCGGAGAAACGTCAATTTGACGTTTCTAGCGAAGTCAATTTGACGTCGGGATCCTATCTAGCCAAGTTAACTAGTCCACCTAACCAGCAAACGGCTAGCGCCGTGAGCGGGTGGGAGGTTCAAGATGACATAGCAAACCGGATCAAGCAACGTGACCCGAGAGCGGACATCAAGAGCCATTGCTCGGTCTGCCGGCGCGTACTCATCTCGCACGGTCTGAGCGACCGTGATGCAGTCGGAGCCTGGCGTCTGCTACTCGAGCACTGGGCCCGAAGCGGCAACGACGCGTATTCGACATTGAAGTTCCACACCGAGAACCTGGGAGGCGCACGTGACGTTGCCAAGGTTGTCCTACATCGCTTGCAGGGAGTCGCATGACACAGCCACAGAGCCTCGAAGACCAAATCCTTCAGCAAGTGCTTGTCATTCAAGCGCTACGCCTACGCATTGCTCGCATGGAGTCGATTTACACCACACCACGAACCATCCGATCAACTGGGCAGAATGGAACCACGGAAGACACGCGCCACCAGCGTGACACTATCGAGGAATACGGCCCCATTACGCCACGTTGTGTAACAGATCAGGAAGTCGAACAAGCGGAAGATGACGGAGCATGACTAATTCCCGCATGAAGGGTAAGAACGGTGAGTTAGACGCTTGCCGAGCGCTGGAGAAGTTGTTCCCATTCAAGTGGGAACGCACTGCCCAGCGCTATGGCAAAGGCAAAGCCGACATTGAAGCACAGTGCAGCTGGAAGATTCACGTCGAGGTAAAGCGCCGAAAAACAGGCTATTCGTACGTGTATGGGCGCTTGAAAAGCGACAATCTCATTGTGAGTGGAAGCCTATTGATTTGCCGGCTAAGCAAACTGCGTACGGTGATGGACGATGGCGTGTGCTTGCCCAATGTTGCGCCTCGATGCGCTGGGCTTGAGGATGCAATGCTCCAGGCACGTACTGATGCAAGGGTAGGTTGGTTACCCATTGTGCTTGCTAGGCAGGATGATGAGGAATGGCTATTAGCGTGGAGGGAAGAGGTAGATACGCGACTCATGGAAGAGGTACGCACATGGCTAGGCGATGGCGATACCAAGGTGGCATAGGTAAGCCCATCAGCATGATCAATACCATTCGCTCACGCGGTGGTACATGGACACGCATAGCACGTAACCATAAGGCTGTGCATATGTGCTGTGCATTATGTGGTGCAGTGGCTGACCTACAGACCGATCACATCATCCCATTGCATCGTGGTGGCAGCAACGAATGGAAGAATCTCCAATCGTTATGCAAGCCTTGCCACGTAATTAAGACAACGAGCGAAATTTGAAGACCCCCCGCCATGGGGCCGAGCCCCCTATACCCGCTAAGGCACCGCGGTGTGGATCTCCC